TAGTTCTTGTGAATGGTCAACCTTATCTATGTACTGTGATAGGGCAAGGATGCATTTATCTTTCTGATGACCATTTTATCTATACGCAAAAGGATGGATGGTGTGGAGATCCTAGATTTGCAAAGCCAACTCATTGGATGCCTATACCAGAACTACAGGACTCACATGGAGTGGATTAAATTCAGCAAATACAACCTTCCTCCTCAAGGCCTGAAAATTGTCTGCTTTAGGAAGGGTGATGTTTGGATTGCACGTAGGATAAACTACAAAGGCAAAGACTATTATTTGGAATTTGTCTATGGCGGAAAAGAAGCAATTGTCACAGATGTTCCAAATTATTGGATGCAAATGGATCTTCCTGAAGGGTGTACCGGATACATGAAATTGGCTATTGATGAATGTGAACCCATGACATTTGATGAATTGCAGAGAGTTGATCCATTATCTCATGAGGAATTTATGGGTATGATGATACAGGGTATAAGAAAGGCGGAAAATCATGAAAAATCCTGATGAAATTGCACACAATAGAGAAGATCCGATTGGCGTTAAAGCGGGTAAGATGCTGGAATATTTGTTAAATCATATCCTTACTGATAAGAATGGACCCGCATTTGTACAAGATGCGTTAGAGATTCTAACCTGTTGCATAAGTGGAGTAATCCAAGCTAGTTGCTGTAAATCACATTATGAATCAATGATATACGGATCAATAGAGCTCATCAAACAAGATTTGGAAATATGATCATTGATTGCATTTCTGATTTGCATGGCTATTACCCTGAACTTGAGGGAGGAGATCTTCTGATTGTGGCAGGGGATTTGACGGCTCAAGATATGGATTATGAATATTGGAAATTCAATAAATGGATAACAGATCAATCCTATTTATATGGAAAAGTGATTGTTATTGCAGGAAACCATGACAATTTGCTAATTCAAACTGCTGATCGTCATATGGCCCATGCTTATTGCCATCCAGCAGAATATCTTTGTGATTCAGAAACAGAATTTGAAGGTTTAAAGATATGGGGCTCTCCTTGGACAAAAACCTTTGAAGGAATGAATCCCCATTGCAAAGCATTTACGTTAGATAGTGAGCAAGAATTAAAGGAGAAATGGAAATTGATTCCTGAAGACTCAGATATCTTGGTGACTCATTCTCCTCCAAGAGGAATATTGGATCAGGTTGAAAGAGAGGACGTATTTATTGAAGGCCATCAGTGTGATATACTTGAGAATGTGGGAAGTTCTAGCCTTCAAAATAGTGTTGCATCAAAACGTTACGTTTTAAAATTACATGTTTTTGGACATATTCATGAAGCTTACGGAATATGGGATATCAGAAACATCCAGAAAGAATTGGGTGATCCAATTACACCAATATTTGTCAATGCATCACATGTCAATGAGAGATATCAGCCTGTAAATAAGCCTGTTAGGATTGTATTATAGTGAGTAAGAAGAAGCCTAAGCCCTTAGAAATTAACATGAAAATTGAGCTTAATGAAGAGGCTTTTGATGGTGTTGCAGACCACACACGCGAGACATTTATGGTTTTAATCAACAGTGAATTAGAGAAATTGGCTGGCATCCTCTGTAGGAAAGCAAGTATTTGGATGTTCCAATTAAAGCATCCTAACTTTGGAGATAGTGATGAAGTGGATTGATGTTGACCATGAATTACCACCCGCTAATGTTAAAGTATTAGCCTATGACACACAGAGAATCTACATAGCCTATATGCCAAATGATATTGAATACAATGAGCACTGGGTTGTATGTGTAGACCAAGATTGCTGCAAATGGGGCATTACAAGCGCAGTGAGATACTGGATGCCATTACCAAGGGTTCCTAATGATGTGGATTAATGTTGAAGATAAATTGCCAAACACAAAAGAGAACGGAGAGTCTGAAGATTTTCTCATCTTACTTGATGATGGTAAGATGTACGTAGGATATTTAAAATTCTACGGTATTACGAATTACAGAGAAAAAGAAGAATATTTTTGGCATGAGCGCTCTACTGGATGTGGATGTTGTAGTTCTGATTTAGACGCTACCCATTGGATGCCATTACCCCAACCACCTATGGGTGACCACATCATTTTTAATGAAGATATTTTAGAGACAATGGATAAAAAAATACACGGAGAAGTAAATGAGTTGGAAAAGCGTTGATTTAGAATTACCCAAAGAAGGGGAATATTTATGCGTCATAAGATTCTGGAAAACCATTGGTACAGATCATCTGCATGGATACGGTCAGTCAATGACAACACCTATTGAAATTGTCACAAGTTGCTCTTTTGATCCTAAAAGAGGATGGTCAAACCTCTTAATGCAAAACATTGGATTTGATGTCATACACTGGATGAACATGCCTGAATCGCCTAAAGAAGAGAGTTCACTTAGCAACATCTTTCCAAAGGTCTTGCAATGACATTAAGCCTTTTATTTTGCATGATATGCCTTCACATAGTGGCTCTACACTTCAGAATGAACTATTTGCAAGCACGGCTGTTCAGTGAGCTGCACAGAATAGCGGAAATCAATCAAACAATGACTGATCTCATTAGGAAGGAAGCTCATAAGAACAAATGAATAGTCATTTTATTTACAGAGACAAAGAAGGAAATGCCCTCTCTGTGATGCAATGGGGAGAACTATTTGAAGATTACAAGTATCGCATTGTGAAACAAGAACACTATGGAGATAAGTTTATCTCAACTGTATGGATAGGAATTCCTTCTCTAATCTACACTGAGAAAGGACTAAGATTTAATGGGTATTTTGAAACAGCTGTTATTAGAGAAGATAATTTTGAATTAGAAGTCATGCGTTATGAAACACTTGAAGAGGCAAAGCTAGGACATGAAGCAGTGATTCACTGTTTAAAGTCTACTACCTCATGTCAATAGGATCTTGAAAGAACCTGGGCAGATTAGGCCCGGACTGATAAGCCTCTTGACGCATCTTATCAATGTCTCCCGGAGTGAGACGGTCTGTAGACTTATTGAAGTAATGACTATAGAGCGCATACCTCATGGCATCTAGTGCATGATCATTTTGCTTCTTAGGCTTGTCTACGCCCGTTTTAAGACACTTTGGGTCCCAGACGTATGATTGTATCTCCTCAATCAGCTTCTTGCATCTACGGGTTATTTTAAGCGTACCTGATGAAAGATACGTTGACACCAAGCGTATGCCATTAATGACCTCATTTTGAGCATCAAATAGATTGTGTATGCCAGCTCTAAGAAGTTCAGCCCTAAAAGAAGCAGCGGAAGGATCAAGATAAATAGCGCGTATATGCTTAAACTTAAGGAAATTGTCAAGGTCCGCAGCATATTCCGCATCTGTCTTAGAACGCTGGTGAATGTTGGAGTCATAATAGTACTCATCCTCTACCCATATGTTAGGATATGAATCATGGTTAATGCCAATTAGCACAAAGGCGCATGCATTGCTAGTCCCGTAATCAATGCCACAGATGTAATGATCAGCTCTTGTGAGAGGATGATCTAATACATGCAGTTTCTCCTCAAAGAAGTCATAAATTGCACCCTCAGCCTGTACCCATTTACCCTCAATGAAGCGTTGATACCACATACCACGGTATTGACGTTTGAGATATTCTTTCTCTAACTCTTGAAGCTCTGGGTTGTCATCCAGTGTGAATTTCCATGACAATACATCTGGATTATCAGTGAGGTAATCACGCTTAGCCCAATGAAATGGTGAGTCTGGGTTGGTTGTTGCAAATATTCTAGCTCCTCCCATTACACAACGGGAAATGAGCATCTTAAATACCACTTCAGGAATGATGCTAAGCTCATCTACATAAGCTCCAGCAAAGGTTGAACCTCTAATCTTACTCTCTGCTCTCTCATCATCTGCACCAATTATGTGGCATTTCCTACCCCATATATGGATCTCTCTTTTACCGCCATAATACTTGGCATCTATGCCTATCATACGCTCTAGCTGAGGCAATATATTACGCTTAAATGAGTCATATGTGCGGGTAATAAAAGCGTATTCACCTTGAGGCCCAAATTGAACCTCTTTAAGGAACCGCCAGAGACTGACATATGTTTTGCCAGCTCTGACAGATCCTTCCCAGATGTTGATCTTTGCATTTGAATTCTTAAAAGAATCTAGCTGCTTAGCAGAGAGAGGAAAACTCATCCTTAGCAACAACCAGGAGGAAGACTTGGAGGCAGCTTAGGAGGCTCTGCAACTCTGTCACAGAATTCCATGAACTTCTTAGCATCTGATTCATTAACATTGGAGACTTTATTGTCTCTATCCCAACCAAATTTATTCCTCATCATCATCTGATAAATAGCAGGCTGGCATTTCTCAATTTCACCCTTCATCATCTGAATTCCAGCTGCTTCCCATACTTGATATGAAAGTGACTCAGCTCTATCTAGTTGTGAAGGGTCAAGATTGAAGCGTTGTGATTTTATATAATTCTCAATGGTGGTTTGCGTTACACATCCTGTAACACCATTCTCATCTTCATAGTCAAAGACATATCCTTTCTTATCTCTACCCATTGATACCCAAGCACAATACGCAGTAAATGCAGCTTGTTGTAGAGCCTCAGATTTGATCTTTAGCCTATTGGTATTACCCTGCAAAGCTTGAGCTATTTTCTCTTTCTCTTCTGGCGGTACTTCTCTACCTTTTTGGTATTTACCGTCTTTATGTCGTCCTTCTTTATTCATAATGCCCTTGTACTTAAAGCGTTAATTTCTTTTTCTACTGCATTTCTGAGCACTACAATTGCTCCATCTATTTCAGCTGTTGTGACATCTAAATCGTCTAATCCCTTCTCTATCTTGCAGATAAAATCATGTATTTTACCCAGAGAGAGAGCCAATTCACCTTTTCCAAATACCTTACCCATATATTTCCCTATTTTGAGTTCATGAAAATTTGTTTACCATCTAATCTTTTTTTTAACAACAATTTTGACATTCTTGGCTTGTCTTAAATGTGCTAGCAATGTTACATTGTATACATAAGCACAACCAAGGATAAGCAATGAATATGATTGAACAAATGAAAGCTATTTCGGATTTTGTCAAAGCATTAGAACATCTCAAGGACTTTACTATTGAGGAAAAAGACACATTTATCACAGATCTTGTAGGAGCTATTATTTTTAAAGGCAGATCAGAATTACTGGATAAACTGCTTAATAAAGATTTGAAAAACTTTAAAGAACATGTTCAATTCATGATAGAGACAGGCAAAGAATTAAAAGGAGTTGGGCATGAGTAAAGAATATTGGGAACACTGCTTTGAATGCGCAGTGGAAAATCTAGCTGAAGAACATAACATAGACGGAGAGGAAGCAGAGAAAATGCTTTTTTATCTCCTTGATGAAAACCCTAATTATTTGGATGGATACATAACATATGACTGAAAAACAAAAACAATGCTGTGTGCGCATTCCAGAAAAACTCCATAGCTGGGCAAAGGGTCATGCTTACCACTCAGGGCTTTCACTACAAGATTATATCTGCTCGTTGATTGAAGAAGAGAAAAGAGTATGGGAATCCAATCAATCAATGCCCTACTCACAAATTGACAAATAATATCTTTAGGCGGATTCTGAGAAAAAAGGAGTCATTGTGGCTAAAACCAAAATTGCAACTGATAATTCTCAGGATCTTGCCAAAGATGGAGTTTACCTAGTCTTTTTTATCATAGGATTGATGTGTACATTCGGAATAGCAAACAGCTTATTTAGCTGATTTCTTTTTCATCATCTCTTTGTCGCACTTCTTAAGTTTTTTATCTCTTGGAACATCCTCTTTCACAAGAGCTTCCATTCCTTTATCCATCTTTTTCTTAAGCTTTTTAATTTTCTTGTCCATAAATTCCTTTCATGTTTGGACCTGGTCCAAAACGTTTAAATTTCCAATGATTTTCAGGCTTCATGCCAAAATGTTTTTGCTTTCTTATTTTCTCTTTTTGACTTCTGCATTTCTTACATATATTTCCTGTAACATAGGAAGGAAAATCAATTAACACCAATTTCTCTTCACCACAAATCATGCATTTTTTCATGGCCGCTGGATCAGGCATTAAATTCTGTCCCATTTGCGCCCCTTTAAGTAGTGTGACCATCCAGAATCATTCCAAACTCTTTCATTCTCAGAGCGCCTAATGAGCTCATCTAGAGGAACTTTATTCTTTGGTTTGAAGGGCTTCTTTTGATCTTCTGGAATAGGTTTATACCTGCTTCTTGCGTGCTGTCTCAGACATGCCAAACAATAAGCTCTACATGAATTCTCCTGTGGATTACGGATTTTAATGCCACAATCCTGGCATGTGGTATTTAATCTGTCTTCCTTGAGCTTGGAGAATGCTGCTTCTGTAACTTTTTCACAGTGCTCAGAGCAGTACATTTGATAGTGTTTTTCTACCTTGAAAGTTCTGTAACACCTGGCACAAGCCACATGAGTTTTAGGTTCCAGCTTGGCTTCAGGTTTATTGTAATATGCCTGTGGCTGTGACCATAAAACGTATCTGGGATCTTTTGGCCTTACCATGTTTTCCTAGAATTGAAAATAAAGGAAATACTTGATACTAGGGGCAAAAAAAATGTTCTATTCATTTTGCTTATTTACCATCTTCATTTTTTTAAGCAACTCATCCGTAAGGGTTACCACTTCATCATAATAAACAGGATGCTTTTCAGGTAAAAGGTTGCGTGTAGGCTTATCAGGCTCATAAACAAATTTGACTATACCTTGGATCTCAAAGTCTTCTTTTAAAGAAGCAGCTCGCTTAAGCTCAAGCTTATATGTATCACATATTTTTTTAATTTGTGAAGAGCTCAAACTTTTATCCACTAACTCAATTGTGAAGACCATAATGCCTACGTTCCCAACGTCTGATAATAACCCTTATGTTACATGTAGCCTGAAGAGCATTGACATGCAAGTGCCAAATACTAAGAGCATTATGATGAATGCAATAGTAGGGATAACCTTTTCAAATTTCAAATGCCCTCACAGGTACTTGTGGAGGGGGTGAATTTTTATATAGTTTGCTCATCTTTTGGTCCTGCATTAACAAGCTCATAGGATGCAACTTCTTTTTTTCTGATCCACATTCTAGCATCCCATTCAAAGAATCTCTTAAAATTACTCATTCTCATATGAATACTTTCAAGCTCTTCTGAACTTTCTACAGGAATTTCTATGATCAAACCACTTTTCAAAGTCATGACAACTTTCATTTTTACCCTAAATCCTTTTCTAACATAATCCCATCTTCAACAATCTTCTCAAGCTGCTCTATCATAGGATAAAAGAAATTCACTAACACAGAGATACATAGTGAAACCTTAACGTTACACATCTGTAACTCTTCAGCTGCTTGGTCCTGATAATGAATACAGGCTTCTTTAAAATTCTCTTCCGCTTCTTCTAACTCATCAATTTTATCTGCAAAGAGAGTAATGAATGGGAAAAGTGAAATATTTGTGGACTGCGCACGTGCATTGATAAGTTTGGAAATTTCATGCATTTTCTCCAGTGAAATTGCTATTGGTTCATTTATGATGTTGTGAAAAAAATTATCCACGCTTCTTCCTTTTCTTAGGAATCTTAGCGCCAGATTTGCGGGCTGTACTTAAAGCGGCGGCTACTGCCTGGCGTTGCGGATGTCCCGCATGTACCATTTCACTTATATTTTCGCTGATTACTTTTTTGGACTTTCCTTTTTTCAGGGGCATAACTCTCTCCTTCTATAGGTTTTCTTATCCCTAAGCTGATGTTCTCCCTTCCCAAGCTAAATTCTACAGAAATCATGTTCCCTTTAAGCACATCCTCTAGCTCTTGCGCACTGATTACTATATCAATAAAAATTTCTTTATCAAGTTTTTCTTGGATCACTTCCATTAATTTGCTCATACTGTTCAGGTCTTACGGGAATAATTCTAATGAGGGTACCGGGCTTGGTGCTATACACCTTACGTGCTCTGATTTCAACCACTCTTCTATCATCCTCAATCACAATACCATTCAAGCAATCTAGTACAAACTTTTGTAGGTTATCAATGTCTGGCTTGGAAATGTGTTGCATGACACCATTGAGCATTTGTCTTTGCTTAGGCTTAGAGGTAGATTTAGGAATGGGTAGATAAAACGTGAGATCAACATAGACAGGACAACCTAAAGGTTCTTCCCTATATTGAGATTTTAGCTGCCATTTAGCTCCTTCTTTGAGCTTGCCCTGCTGGGGATCTTCATAGGCATGCTTAGTTTTGAAGTTAAATCTAGGTCTCGCAGAAGCTACGGGTGTTCCAAACAAATCTAGAGATATCATGATAACCTTTCCTCTTATGTATAAAATGCTGGGATTTTAATAAACATTTTTTTATATTCAGGTTCTTCATCAATATCTCCGTGTGGGTTAAGGAGGAGGCTAAGTAGTCCTCCTCTTTTTTTTCTTAGGGAAGGGCTCATCTGTTAGGTCTTCATAGCTAATTTTCCCATAAGTGTACCTATTTATTTTATACGCTAACAAAGCAGATAGCTTATTTCTTTTCAATGCCCTACACAATCCTTCAGGGGTAATCTTGCATTTCAAGGCCAATTCCTTTTGCGTCATACCCGTTGCATCAAGATAAGCCATTATTTTTATCTTAGCGGTTTGTCTCATTGATTGATTTTTCCCTCTGATTATTCATTGACTATAAATTTTTCCTCTGCCAAAGTCAAGGTATTTAACTTAACATCTAGGAGAGGAAAACATTATGATAAAACCGGGCTATACTCGCGTATCAGAGATTTTAGGTCAATGGCCTCAATTTGAAAACGTGAAACCACAAGTGTTAGCAAAGAAATGCGCCCTAGGAACTGAAGTGCATGAGGCTATCATGGGCTTCCATAATGACATTCATCTTCCAGTCAGTGAAGAGGCTCAAGGCTATTATGACAGCTTTATGAGATGGCATAGCTTATGCAAATATCCTATGCAGTCTATAGGACGCCTTTACTGTGACACCCTTAAGATTACAGGTGAAATAGATGCTATCATCAAGGTAGGATCTGTTTGGTGCTTAGTGGATTGGAAAACATGCGCTACCGCTAATGAAAAGATGTGGAAGCTTCAGGGACAATTTTACCAATATCTTATGAAGGCAAACGGCCATGAAATTTCCACTGTATTCTATTTTGTGAAATTGGATAAAGGCGGGATTATGCCCACTGTCAAAGTTTATGAAAGCTCAAAAGAAATCATGAACGTCTGCATGAGCGCTTATATTTGTCACAAATATCTAAACAAGGTTGACAAGAAAACACGCGATCAATCAGAATGCTCTCTATAAGATCAATAACTCTCCCCCCAGTGTATCAGACTGAGGGGAGACAAAACACTGAGAAATGTGCAAACCGTTGGAGGATTCACACATGGTAGACTCTATCAAAAACATATCTTTTGCAGATATAGAAACGTTAATTCAGCGTATCTCACTCACTGAATACACTCTCCTAGACCATATCACTGTACAAATGCAGGCTGATTTAGAGCTTCTCAAGATTCTTGAGAAACTAAAACTAGAGCTTACAAATCTCATTTCTGTTAAATAATTTTTTTAATGAGGTGTGTATGTTCAAATGCTACTTACCGGATTCACCTCCTGAAACATTTCAAGAAATGTTGTGGAGATTGAACAAGACGGAAGAAGAATATGATCAGTATCTTAAAGACAAAGAAGAAGCTGAGATTGGCTATTACATGGATCTTTTAACTTATGGGGAAATATGAGCGCAAATTTTGTAGAAATTAGTCCAGCCCGTTTATCAGAAAATGAGATGGAGGAAACGTTGCGTACTTTTGAGTACGCAATTGATGACACTTTGGAAAGAGCAATGCTTTATGAGGTGTGCTCTCACTGGTCAGCTGAAGAAGCTATGAATCTGATTGCAAAGGTGAAGAACTATGGCAAGAAGATTGAGGACATCAGAAAAAGAATCAATGAACCTTACCGCAAGATGCAGACCTACAACAATGAAAAGTGTAGGCCATTCTTGGAAAGGCTAGATAGAATTGAGTCTATCCTAATCTCTAAGATTGAATGCTGGAAGATCAAAGACATGAGAGAACAAGAGGATATGGAAAAGGAAGCAGAACTTCTAAGAGATGCTTTGCAGCTTGAAGTTACTCCATTTGTCAAAACAGAGGCTCAATTAAGAACCTCAAGCGCATTGGCTTATGAGAAAACAACCATGAAGTTTGAGGTTGAGTGTTTGGCTATGATCCCTATAAACTACATCACCGTTGATGAAGATAAAGTACAAGAAGCTCTAAAAGCAGGCGTTAGGGAAATCCCAGGATTGAGAATATATGCAGAGAAGAAAACTATTATTAGGAGCAGGTAAAATGAGCGTAGCTACACAAAAAACCACTATGTTAATGAATCCAGATGAGATGGAAATGAAAAGAAGAGATCTCATCAAAAGAACTATCTGCAAGGGAGCTACTGATGATGAGTTAGAGCTTTTTATCCATGCCTGCAAACACACGGGTCTTGATCCCTTCATGAAGCAAATTCATGCAGTAAAGAGAAAGTCCAAGAATGGTGATGTTATGACTATTCAAACCGGGATTGATGGTTTGCGTTTGATTGCTGATAGATCAGGAAACTACGCTCCAGGAAGAGAACCCACTTTCCAATATGATACTAATGGTAGGGTGAAGTCTGCTACTTCTTTCATCAAGAAGCGCACAGGGGATGGAGTATGGCATGAAGTTTCAGCTACAGCTTTTTACTCAGAGTACAAGCCCACTTATACCAATGACTTTTGGGAGAATAAAGCTCATATCATGCTTTCAAAATGTGCAGAAGCTTTAGCTTTACGCAAGGCTTTCCCTGCTGAAATGTCTGGGCTTTATACAGCAGAAGAGATGGAGCAAGCAGATAATGAAATACCTGGTGAAGGTCCAAAAGGTTCAAAAGTTGATCCAGTTACTGAAGATGTGGATGGATTGATTGAAAGCCTTTTCCATAAAGTAAAAGTTCCAGCACCTCAGCACTTTGAATCTTACTTGAAGTTTGTGCAATCCAAGCTGCAAGGAAGAACAATAGGGCAAGTATTGGCAGGCTGGTTGAAAGATCCAGAGCCTTTCTTGAATCACTATAAGAGCTGGCTTGAGAAAAACAAACTCAATGTTATCCAGGAAATTGAAGATGCAGAAGTTGAGGAAGCATTCTAAGTGAGCTGCTTAGGCTTTCTTCCTCTTTTAGCAGGAGTGGGAAGCATGGACCAAGTAGTCTGTGGCTTCCTCTCCTCTAATCTAACTTCTGTGATGCTGACTCGCATACTTAAGTCTGTAACCTTCAAGTCTAGATGAGCAATTTGAGCTTGAAGACCATCAAAACGTTGATCTAATTTTTGCTCAAGTCTCTCAAATCTCTGATCAATTTTCTCAAAGCGTTGATCTATCTTCTCAAACCTTTGGTCAATCTTATCAAATTGCCTATCAATCCTAGTCCATAGGAATTTGAACATAGCACCAATGAGACCTAAAAAAACTAAAAGTACGGAAAATATTTCAATATGAAGATTCATGAGAGTACCTAAATATGTAAAACTTAAAACATAACGTCCTAACATATTTTTTGCCATTTTAAAGATCTCTTAATACTTTGAGGGCTGAAACACAAGAGTATAGACTAAAATTATGTAGAAGATTTATGTTGGCGGATATTCGCAAAATGTAAAGAAAAAATGCCACAGAGTGTGGCATAAAGTTCATTACATAAAATAAAAAAAAGGCCAGCACCCTAAGAAGAGCTGGCACCTTAACGTTCCTTTTTCCCCAGAACGTTGATGATATTACTCAATTTGAGCAATATCACGCATGCTAAAAGAAAATGTTTATATTGTAAATTTCTTTTAGACCAGCTCTTCTTAAGTTGTTGGCTCCCAATGGAGACCCAATGACAACTGAATCTAATCCTACGTTTCAAATAGAAGTAGATGAAGGGTATGCAATCACCTTTCATAGTCTTAGCCGCCATAAAACTATTTCTTTAGAAGGTATAGCCCTCCTAGTCTATCTGCTTAGCCATGACCAGCAGAATTACAAAATCAAAATGAAGACTGTGATTAATCATTTTCAAGGAAGATGTGGACGCAGAAAACTTTACTCTCTGGTGAATGAACTGATTGCGGAAGGATATATTCAGCGCACCTTTATGAAGCATGGGAACCTAAAAAGAGAGGCCCTCTATAGAGTAGCTAGTAAGCCAAAATTCAAAAAATCTTTCCGTAATGGCAGTTTTGGAGATCCCGAAACTGGAGATCTCCAAAACGGAAACGTAGAAGAAGAACAAGTATCTATAGATAAATCTATAGATATTAAAGAAGATCAATGTAAAGAAAGGTCGCCACAGGCTCCCACGTCTGCTGAAGCAGACTCACTTTGCACACTTCTTTTTGAAAAGATCAAAGAACATCTTCCAGGTTTTAAGCCTCCCAACTTGAAGAACTGGAGAGTTGAGATGGACAGAATGCTTAGGCTAGACAGTAGGGCTTTTGAGCAAGCAAAGGAAGTGATTGAGTGGCTTCAAGAAGATAAGTGGTTTAAAGCTAATATTCTCTCTCCAAAATCTCTCAGAAACAACTTTGATAGAATCCTTGCAAAAATGCAAATGTTTAAATCTGAGAATATTGTGAGAAGAAACAGAGACTTTGCTTTGAAAATGAGGGCAAAATATCCTGAAAAGATGAAGGCTTTAACCTTTGACGCCAAGTTTGTAAGCAATAAATTTAATGCTAAAGATCTTCCTTGGAATCTTCCAGAGGAAACCTTCCGCAGAGAGCTTGCTGCTCTCTTTAATGCAAGTGGGAGCCAAGGATGATTGAAGATTTCAATTGGCTAAATGATGCACCCAAACCTGATGATGGATTAAAACTGCATGTGGATTTCAAGCAAAACCAGAAATACGCAAGAACCTTCATAGAACGCTTTAAACACACCTTGGTTGAAGGAATGCTTTTAAAGGTAGGTGGATCTACCTCATTGCCTGAAAGTTTACTGTGGGTCAAATATAGCCCTCCTAGGGGCATTCCTGAACCTGACTATGCATTTTGCGTAAACTTGAACGCTCCGCATGCGGATGTGAAGTCAAGTTTGGAATGGTATTTTAATGCCTATCACAAAATAGGAGAAAGAATTTTACAAAAATATTCTCAGCCAAAAGTAGTACCGCTGAGACAAGCAATCTGAGGAGTTATGAAAGTAGAGATAGTTGGATTTTACAAAAACACAGACAAAAAAAATAAGATCAAAGGAACCTTGCATGTCTATCTTGTAGATTTGGATCTGGATATCCGTGGCATTGCAGTACACAAAGGCGCTAAAGGTGGATGGTTTTATCAAATGCCAGGACGCAAAACCCTAGATGCAGAGACAAAAGAAATGGTTTGGTATCCCCATATTTCTTTCTCAAACAAGGAAATCCATGATGAGATGATCCAAAGCATCATCCAGGAAGCGGATAAATTTTTAAAAATAGAGTTGACAAAAGCCTAGAAAAAGTCATAAACATTATTTTAAGTCATGAAGACTAAAAGGATGTTTATGTACAAGATTGTAGAATACAGAAAGGTAGAGAATAAGAAGAACCTGAAAGGATATTTGGATATCTATGATTCAGATAAAAAATGGCTAATCAAAGGGTGTAGCGTCTTTGCAAATGGTGGAAAATATTGGGTAAATATGCCCAGTAGACCCTACAAGAATGAGAGCGGGGAAACCAAATATGCAGACATCATTCAGATGCACAAAGAAGATCAAGATGAGTTTAGCAAGCAAATCATTGCTGCTATGAAAATCTATGATCCCATGGCTCCTAAGGCTTTTGTGGCTAAGAAGGCAGAACCTATTGAAACTCAAGATGACATGTTTGAGTTGCCTTTCTAGTGGATTAAAAAAATTCTTTAAACTAGAATCCGCTAAGCAATATTAACATTGCTTGCAAAAAAATCCTATTGTGCTATTTAGCCTGGGCCTCTAAAGCCCAGGTTTTTTTATTTATCTAAGAATTAAGAATTTGCGTGCAAATAATGTAAAGATTTTGTAAAATCGCGCGCCCGCAGGGGGGGGGGGTAAATCAGATGTTTTTAGCTACCAATTCCATACAAAGAAACTGAGCCTGTGGCTATATTTCCCGAAGCCATTGAAACTTCAAGAGCTGTAATAGCGGATGTATTTCCAAACGTACCTCCAAAGCCACCAAAACCATAAGATCCCGCGGGGTTAGCCGCTGAAGTATTATAAGTGACACCTTGGCTATTCAGATATTGCATATTACCTATTAGACATTCTCCGCTTGCAGCAGGAACCGCGTTTCCAGTTGCTACATTTAAAATGGCGTAAGTTGTGATTCCAGATAGTAACGTTGGGCCAGCTGCTGCGGCAGTATAAACCCCTCCACCTGAATAACCAGTTGTAACAATCCCTGCACCTTGGTTATATCTAAGCCTAAAGGCTTGGCCTCCTCCACTTGCAGCTACAACATTGCTGTACACTAATTTATAGTTTGTGAAAGTTCCTATATTGGAGAAAGTAAGAGTAGCGGATGCGGATGCAATTTGAGTTCCAAGTAAGTTCCATGTACCAAATTCCACGCCACCAGTAGATTGAAGAATAAGAGTACTCTGAATAGAAGCCACAGAATTGAACGATATATCTGAATAAAGAAGTGTTCCAGAACCTGCTATTGGACTACCGTTTGAGCTACTGACTAATGCATGATGTAATTGAAGAGAAGTTCCAGATGCTAAAGAAATTGCAGATGAAGTTCCAGAAGTAAAAGTTGCATGAATAATACCTACGGATGCTGTATTTGCAGTTGTCAAAGCTGTTTGATTTCCTGACATTGTCAAATCTAAATGAGAACCTTGCATAGCAGCTGCATTTGATACTGTAGTACCATTTGCCCAGCTACTATAATTTGGGAAAAATCCTCCAGCAGAAACAGTGTTATTAGTAGTAGAGCCTCCGCTATTGCCAAAACTTGAATGCAAGAATCTGAGACTACCTGCTGAACTATGAGAGAATAGAGCAATTCCAGTTGTAGTTAAGTCTCCGCTGCAATATTCAAATTGGATTTGTGCAGATGCAGAACTGGATGAGAATGTTACACCGGTATTCCCAGTGCAATTCAGATAGCAATTCTCAAGAAGAACAATAGAGGCTGCACTTCCAGTCACTGCCAAAGCTGCGGTTGCGCCATTAGTTTGGAGAACAATACCTTTGATGCCAACGGTTCCTGCGGTGGTCATTGTACAAGTACCATTGATAATCACTCCTCCAGCAGAGGGAGTAAAGAAAGCTGAAGTAGGTCCATAAGCGCATAGATTGACGCCAGCCTTAAGAGTGATATTCTCTGTATAGGTTCCTTGGCGGATGAAGATAGTATCACCAGAGGATGCCGCTGTTAGGGCAGCTGCAATTGTGGTGTGAGTACCATTAGCCGCACTTGCAGCAACAATGAATTTTGCTTCCCCGTAGTTGTTTGTAGCTAATGCATGTGTAAAAGTCATATTTTATCCTTTAAGCTGCTACCCATACGCCGTTGTCTGCTATTGATATCCATGTGCTTGTAGCGGCTCTAAACACAAGTTCCATAGAATCCCCCTGCGAAGTACTTGTCATAGTTCCCGCTACTGAGGAAGTCACACTACCAAGTCTTATGGTTTGACCAGTATTTGCAGTCACTACAACGGCTCCTGATGTATCAGCTACAATCTTTACTACTTGTCCTTGAGTAGGGGCAGCTGGAAGAGTTTGAGTGGTGGCAGCTGTTACAAAATAACCTGTGTTTACTGCTAGAACTATTCCAGTAGCTTGATCAATCCAAGGGAACCCATTTCCCAAAGATGAAACAAACCCATTGGCGTCTACAGTAAAATGAGCTGAGTTGAAGTTACAGGTACCTACGCGTGTTCCATCAGTTGCAGCTAGGGCTACTGCGTATGGTCTCCAACTTACAGTTGCTAAAGTCAATGTTCCGGCAAATGCAGAATTATTTGGAAATACCAATCCTTCATAAGTAATTGTTCCAGCTCCTGCACCTGCAATCGCAGGATTATTTGTAGAATTTACAACAGAATTTATAATGCTAATATTTTGAGAGGAACTAAAAGTAATTGCTGCACTTGATCCTCCATAAAATTCACAAAATGAAAAATCTCCTCTTCCAGTAGCACCAATAGTAAGGGGATTATTCCATATACAATTATTGTACCTAAAAATCGCGGCCGCTGTTGCAGAAGTTGAGTTAGCTAATGATCCACTAGCCGTATTGATCAAGCAATTTGTAGCAGAAAGTCCAGCATCATTAGCTCCAAAATTGATTAATGGGTCGCCAGCACCAGCACCAGCACCAGCTAATACGCATCTAACAGCTTCAAAACTTAATGTTTGAGATCCTGCGGAAACATCAAGACGTGCAGACCAGTAGGTATCTTGCAATGTAAAAACATTAAAACTACCTGTTGGTACTACGAGAGCTGTAATAGTATTGATATTAATGTAAGAATTTCTAGTATTTAAGTTTAAGAAAGGAGTAGCACCCCATGAGATAAAATTTGTTGTACCTGGTGTTGTTTCAGAAACTTCCGTTGAGTTTAAATTAACGTTAAAAAACCCATTATTGGCGAAAATAAATGTAGAAGCTGCTCCAGCTATAAGTTGACAATTATTAAATGTGATATATCCACTTTCTAATAATGCAATATTTCCTACATAAGAGAAGACAACTCCAGCGGCAGAAGTAAATGTAATATTATTGAATTCCACTGTAGGAGTTGCAACGGCTGAAGTTAAATCAAGTACAAAATTTCCTTGAATTATAACTGGAAGATCTTCTCCTCCTGATATTGTATAACCAATATTTCCACTGCTACCTACTAAACCAACAAGATTTACTCCAGGAAGCATTGTAATATTTTCTATATATGTACCGGGTTGTACATAGACAATTCCACCACCAGCAGTTGCGGCAGCGCTAACAGCAGCCTGGATAGTTGTATAGTTAGCTCCATTGGTAATTCCTGCTGCGCTTACAATGAATGGTGTAATGTGAAGATCTCCACCATTTACCAGTGTGACAAACCCATTGGCGTCTACAGTAAAGTTAGCGGAATTAAATGCAGCTAGACCAATTCTTGTGGCATCTGTGGCGGCAATGGCTGAGGAAATTTGGACTTCAAGGGCCATTGTATTGGCACCTGTACCATCTGTACGTACAGGATTTGTACCCGCTGCTACTACTGCGCCATTGAAGGTTACTAATCCAGCGGCAGTTGGTACTACTGGACTGGTTCCGGTTTGCATAGCAAAGGAATCTACTGCTAAGCCCCCACCCGCTAAGCTTACAAAACCATTAGCGTCAACAGTGAACTCTGCGGAATTGAAGGAGGCCAGTCCTACTCTTGTGGCATCTGAAGAGGCAAATGCTTGGGAAAGTTGAATAGTCCATGTCTCGGTGCTAGTACCAGCATTACCAGTAGTGGTAAAGGGGGTAGTTCCTGCGGCTGCAACAGCTCCAACAACAAAGATTATACCTGCTCCATTTGGAGGAACGGTTATGCCATCTTGTCCTTGCAAATCAGTTACAGAACCTGGAGGGGGAGGGATTACGCCTAAGTTTGCTATGCCTGCTTGTGACATCTAATCTCCATAAAAGGCTTCAACGTAAATAAACCCAGAGCTTGGATTTGAGCTACCCGTAGCAGTCCTTGCCCAAAAACGTGTTCCTACTACTACTGACATTGGCTGACCATCTTGAGGGTAGTGATTTGTCATCACATCTAACAACTTAAACCCATTAGCAGGGATTATCAATTGATCTGCTGTACCATCTGATGCGGGCGTATTACCATTTGTTAGAGCAACAAAAAGATTTGAATTTGTCAAATTTGTAATACAAATCAACCGTGCAGAATTTTGCAATGATACTGATGTGATTCCAGCATATGTACTTGAAATTGAAGAAAATATAAGAGACCTTATTGTCTCTATTCCAAGTTTTAATCCTGCGTCAGCCATTAGTTTAACACCATAAAGTCAAAGGTTATATCTGCTGTTGTTGTTGTTGCGCCTGTTCCGTTTGTTACTACAATTGCCAAAGATCCGGCTGATGGAGTAACGCTCTTGATTGAAAGAGCAGAACCTGTGGTTGCGCCAATCATTGATAACATTACACGTGTTGCAGCACCTGTTATTGTTGAGTTCGTTAAAGTAAGGGTTAGATCCGCTGCTGCCGCAATGCTGATTCCTGTAAAGGTAACTGATCCAACACGCGCATCTACAATTTGAGGTGTGGCTCCAGAAGCTGTACCTACAGGGAGAACAAGCCCTGTTCCAGCTGCTGATGCTACAAAGTTTCCGTTTGTTGCTGTGATATTTCCAAGAGTGGCTGTTAAAGTTGTTGCGGCTGTGATTCCTGCTACTGTAGAAAAGGCGCCTGTACTTCCATCAATTACAATCTGGTTAGATGTTCCAAGAGTAGCGGATTTAGAAAGAACCCAATCATCATTAGCTGTTGAATTATCAATACCCCAGCTAAAGACTTGGCCGCCAGAGATTAAAGATTGGAAGTAAGGATCACCCGCTGAAGTTCCACCTACCGCAGCTTCAAAGCCTGCGTTAGATGCAGCGTTTGTATTATCTGTGTTGGTAGCTTCAAAGGTTACATCTCCGCCAACAAGACCTCTAGAATGGACTACTCCTCCCGTACCCTTACCATTTACTAGCAAACTAATATTTGCGTCTGAGCCAGTTGGAGTAATGGAATTATTTGTGTAAGTGGTACCTACTGTTGCAGAAGATGTTATAAAACTTACTGCCGTAGCTGTAGTTGTAGCAGCGATAGATCCAGGTGCAATAAAAATAGCTGGAACTGAAAACGTTAAAGAGTTCAATCCCCCTGTAGTAGTGATTTGATTTGCAGTACCTGCCATGGTTACAGATCCTGTGGCACTTGGTACAACAGGATTAGTACCAGCATCTGGAACAAATGAGTCTATTGCGGTTCCGCCACCAGTTAAAGCAATTGTTAGAGTAGATCCTGCTCCTGTAACGGTTACTCCAGCGCCACCAACAATATTGATATTTCCGGCAACTGGGCTGATTGCGCCACCGCTATTACCTGTCAAGGTAGCTACAGCTCCTGATCCTCCACCTAGAGTTATCCAGGTTGCAGCACCTGCGCTTATCATGACCATTTGATAAGAAGCACCAGCAATTTTATCTACCCATAGAGTTCCAAACTCATACCCTACATCTGTAGTGGCAGGAGCTCTTTTAGCTATGACTGTTTTAGGATTGGGTACATAAAGTCCCTGTGGTGTCACATATGCGGTGGTTTTTTGTTGTTTAGGAGCCATGATTATCTCTCAAATTATTTTTATAAATCATGCTAGTGCGGAAAGATAAACTTGTCAAAAAAATATTTGAGTAGTGTATATATGCGAAATTTTTTTACAGTAGAAGTAAATCATTCAGAACATTTAGTGTTGATTGTGAAGAATTTAAAACAGGAGGTCTCACATGTTTTGGATATGGCCTATAACTTTTTGCGCTTCCGTCTTAGGATGGGGTATATATTGGAGTATTCCACATGGAAGAAAACACTAAATCTTCTGAGGTGAATTGGGAAAAAATTGGCGTGTATATAGCTATAATGGCTGGATTTTTAACTATGATGTTTTACGTAGTTGAAATGAAGGTTGACATAGCCAAGTTGCAAGTAAAAGTAGAAAATTTGGATATAAAAAAATGATTGTATTATTTTTAGGGATAGCTTTGTTAGCTGTTTATGCTGCCTGCAATTAGCTTTTTTTCATGTCTTTCTCAAGCATTTCATTGAATTGCTTTGACAAACGTGCAATGGCTTGCTTGTCTTGCTTGTAGACTGCATTAAGCATCTTCTGGCTGAAGTTATGATAACGGGGGTTGGTCAGCAGCTCTTTAGCCACATATTTTCCTCCTACAGCTCCTAAAGCCTTTTTAAGAAGGGAAGGATTATGAAAAGCTAATGCAACACCAAGTTCAGCATCATGACCCATGCTAAGCAGATGATCTACAATGTTTGGATCTAATGCTCTTTCTAGAGGCTTGAATTTAGAGTAAAGCTTATTGGTTAATTGGAAATCTTCCGCAAGTTCCGGACTGACTTTTTCAAAGGTTTTCGCAAGCGCGTCTTTGACTGCCACATACGGTTTGGAGCCAGCTTTTTTCCATTGGATGTTTTTATTTATGTCTTGCCAGGTGTCAATGATGTCTCTTGGAGAAAGACCTTCTTCAGCCACTTTTTCAGCCAACTTAACAAGCTGCTCTTTTGCATATTCTTTATCTACTGTTGGCAATTTAGAGTGCGCAAGTTCTTTCTGAATGGGGACTAATGAGTCAAAGAATTCACTTGTTTGTGCTTCATTCAGCTTTGGAAGTTTATCTGCTGAGGCTTTCAAAGGCTCATAAAAATTCTCATCAAATTTCTTGCCAATGTCCTTTACTGATTTTTTTAGGCTACTTGTTTTAAGGGCTAAGCCACCAAGTTTTTCTTGAGCTTTTTGAGACTTCAAAAGTGGTGTAATCTGCTTTTCAGTAAACCCGCCTTTTTTGGCATGTTCAACCAACCTTTTCTCTCCAGCTTTAGCAAGAAGACCTGGTTTTACTGCTTCTCCGCCTAAACTTACGCCTATCTCTGTTGCAGTTGCTAAAGGCTCATTGAGCCCATATTCTCTTTCTGTCTGGCCTGCTATGCCTCCTAATGCGCCCATGAGAATAGAACGCAGTCCTCCGCCAAGACCAGCTAACTGACCGCCTAATGCGCCACCTCTACCCAAAATTCTTTCTGTTTTGGATTGCGGTTCAAACTCACCTTCAGTCTTTTCTCTGAATCTTTCACGCAATGATTCTGGTGTTAGCTTTTGAACCAAATCTTGTTGGCCAAGCATATTGAGCAAATTCCTCAATCCTTTCTCACCAGAACCTTCTAAAGACTCAATATCAGGAAGAAATGGATGCCTAGCTTGCTGTTCTCTTTCTTCAACAAAAGGAGTAGTGGTGGTGGCTAGTTCAGCCAATTGAGGGATTTGACCTACAGCTTCAGCGGCAAACTCTTTGGGAACATTGATCGCAGTGCGTTTAAGTGCGCCAGCTTTAGGCTTCTCAACAATACGGAAACTCTTGCGTTTAGGTTTCTCTTCTTCCTCTTCTACCTTTGACGGAGGTTTATCAATGATTCTGTAAGGCATTAAACCTTTCTCCAAGATTTTCCATTACTTTTATAAAGATTGCCTTTTTCATCTTCTGCATACTTATCTTTATATTCAGCAGCTGGAGGAAGGGATTGGAATTCAAAATCCCCTGATTTCACCTCTTGCTTTTCCCCTACTAATCTCTTAATAGTTTCAGCGCTTTGAGTATAGAGTTTTTCAATATTAGGGTGCTGAGAAAGAAGGTTCTCCAGCTCTTTGTCAGCTTCTTCTTGAAAGTCATAGGTAAACCCTTTGTTTCTTTTTAAGACATTTTGCTGGGCTTGAGATTCAAGAGTTTTGAATAGGTATTCACTCTCTTTCAAATTGAGAATAGCCTCATTCCCTTCTTTGGTACGTGCAAGATCTGGAAGCTTATTTTGGATCAATTTCAAGTCAGCATCTGTAAGTCTAACGCCAAAACGGGACTTTTCACCGGTTAAATATCCTAATGTAGCTGCCTGAAACTCTTGAGCTTCTGGTGAAGCTGCACCTGGAATTCCAAATTTAGAAATCAAATTATCCCAGTCTAAAGGGCCCCAATTCTTCTTGCTCTGTAGAATCTCTTTTTGTCTACGTACTGCCGCAATACCTTCTCTTGCAGCTTTGCCAGCTTTATTGGTTTCTTGGAATGCAGGAGTATAGATTTTAGCTGCACCTTCTCTTTCTCTTGTGCCACCAATTGTACGCAGTAATTCTTGTCCAGATCCTGGAGGTATATATCCAAGCGCTTGTCCTTCAAGGATGTCAGCAATAGATAATTCCTGTTCATTTTCACGGACTTTTTGCGCAAATTTCTTAGCCCCTTCAAAACGCAATGCTTCTTGAAGAGAAGCTTTTGTCTTTTCACTTGCAGGAGATGCAGCAATTGCAGCAAATTTATCTAGATCTGAAGCTTCTGGACCTAATTGAGTTAAACGGTCTTGAAGAGAGCTAATCTCTTTAGCTTGGATTTCTTTTTGTCTCTCTTCTTCTTTATGCTGACGTGCATATTGTAAATGCTCTGAAATTCCAGATCCTAAGCCTTGACCCAAAGATCTGGAAAGAAACTCAAGCGGTGAAGGCTCTCTTTGACTGAATGAAATACTCATTTGCCTCCAAATCCCATGTTAGCTAGATTTCCACCTAAACCACTTCCATATCCTTGCAAAATTGGCCCTAAAAGCTCTGCAAGCCAATTCTGTCCACCTTTTTCTACATCCGTATGGAAGTTTTTTTGGAATGCAAAGGGAAGCAGTCTATTGAATCTTTCAGATTTTAAACCTTGCTGAAGAGCGGCTAATTTTTCATTTAATCCAGCTCCTGCTTGTCCTAATGATTGGGTGAAGCCTGAGCTACTTAACCCCCCAAGTCCAGCAAATCTTTCTGAAATTCCCGGTATTGTTTGCTCTTCAAACTGACGTTTATATGGTGCAGCAAATGCATTAAATTCTTCATCCCCTCCCTCACCTAATTGGCCACCAAGCATCTCCAAGATTTTATTTTGAAATGCCTGCTGCTCAGGAGACATGGTAGGATACTGAGTAGTTTGGGGTTTTTTATTACCCTGTTTGTTTGCAAAAATACTCGCTCCACCTAAAATGAGAGGAATTAACCATGAAGCCATAAGATCACCTTTTTTCTTCATTGTAGAGTAAATATTTTAATAGTTCAAATATTTATCCCCAGGTAGCATAGACGCATGCCATTTGAATGTAAGAAATTCCACGGACAATGCAAAGCAAGATGTTGTGGCGTAGTGCCTATAAAATTAAGCTTATGGAAAGAAAAGTCAGATCTTATCCAAAGAAAAGTCATCCAGGAAATGCATGGGACATCCAAAGAAGGAGATGTGTTGATTCCTATAACGGAAGATCTTTTCTGCCCATTTTTGCAGAAAGATTTATCCTGTGCAATTTATGAAGATAGACCAGATGTGTGCAGAAAATTTGGTGATGAAAGTCATGAATTGCTTTGCTGTCCTGTGCAAGACAAGGACGGAAATGCGCGGTTTGATTTAGGATTTGAGATACTCTAAAACAAGAATTCCGTTGGTAATTGTAGGAGCTGTAGCTCCGTTAAAGATTGTGGCTGTAGCGGCCACATTATCTACAATCACTGATATTTGATTTGTGACAGCAGTCACGTCAGCAAACGGAATGGAGCGTGCATCTGGCACATTTGTATTCACAGTGCCATAAATGTGAGTGTAGGATGTCACGGATGTAATTCCTGTAGGAATGGCTAAATTAGCTCCAGGTGCAATGGTTCCAAAATAGTAAATTTTCCTAAATGTTTGACGTCTATTTGTAGGTTGACCTGGATTTGTCCACTGTTCACCTGTCAGAATTTCAATGGTTTCATAGATGGCTATTTCCCTGATATTAATGAAGTTAGCAATATCTTTGAAGTTTTTAGTCAGAACAATAAGCAATTCTTTTGGATCTTCCGGCAGAACTGTTGTGGTAGGCAAAAAGCTGGATTGATTATTGACTGGCTGACTGACTGTCATAATTGTACTCCAAACATGAAGCGAGATGCGGGTTGGAAATTCATCATGATAGCATGCAACGTGAAGTCAAAGTCAAAGAACTGGGGATCATTCATTTGGTCATTGCTTAGGTTCATTTGAAATTGAATATATTCAGCCGTCACATTAGGGATTGTCCTAAACCAAATTCTTTGTTGTCCCGTATTCGTTTGCGCAACTGAGACATCAGTGGTGACAATGGTGTCATCATCTTGATTCAGATAGAAATTGACGCTAAATTCACCGTTAGCAGCTGCGTCCACAAAAATATCCATGTAGGTCAAACGCGCCTGAAGTACTTGATCTTCAAAGGGACTAAATTGCTTGCTAATCACATTAAAATTATTGAGAACAGCAATTTCTCCACCATTTGTGTAGGCGCTAAATGCTGTGGAATCTACTGGGAAAAAGTTATTCAATACTGAATCATAATAAGAAATTGTGAAGGTATTCATACCAGTGACAGCTAATACCTGATAAATACCATTTGGAGATAAAGCATTGCTATTCAACTGCGTCATCCCATTGACGCCAGTAATTTGGATGAATTGACCGTCTTGCAAATTGTGATTAACGGCTGTGATTTGCGTGGGTGATGCCTGCGTTGCACCTGATATGGAGAGAGAAGGATCATTTACAGGAGATTCAGATTGATCTTGATTATAAAAGAAGACATATCCTTGCTGATTTCCCGCAACTATCACAGGATAATCTTGTTGCAAACTTCCTGAATTCCATTTTTCTGGATAATTTTGCCATTGAATTGGCAGATCCACCCACCTGATATCCCTAAATGCTTGGAATTGACCAAAACACGTTAGCGAGTCATTAAAGAAAGAATAAGAACCATCAAGGTAATTAAGAATGAGAACCCGGGTGGGAAACTTGGTGGTGGTGACGTTATTGGTGAAGACAACATCATTAGGGAATGTCCAATAAACCAACTGCTTTGTGTAGTCTCTAATTCCATGTACCCGCCTCACTCCATTGTTAGTGTTGTGAATTTTAAATACTTCATCTGGAATGATCTGATCTATTCTTGCTACATTTACTGAGTCACACGTGACAATACCGTAATTTCCTACCCCATATATGCCCCTATCAAAAGGGACAATGCTAAATGTAGATTCTGCTCCAAGCTCTGTATTGATTTTTTCCCAGATAAAGGGGATTGTGGGGTCCCCAGTATAGCGGAGCTGATAAGTTGAACGCTCAAAAAAAACAACCACTGTGTCTTTAATAAATTCTGCTGAGACAATTTGTTCACTGGTAGGAGCATCAATAAACCCTCCTCTTCCCACAATGTCATCTCTCCATGCATCCGCTTGAAATCCTCCTGTAAAACCTTGAGGTGTCAAAGCGTTATAATATACGGTACCAATCTCAGAATAACGTGCTCTTTGAGCAAAATTGGTTGAAGGTCCTGTAGTAGTTCCTTCTTGAGTATTTAGAGCAAGTAGTCTTCCTTTGTAAGGTATAAGAATTAAAGCTGTCTGTAAAACACTTACATTTGTACCGGTAGTAGTTGCACTTAAAGGTGGTTGAAAATTTACCCATCCTGTTCCATCATACCAGCGAATACCATCCCCTGTTTGCGTACGGGTCAAACTGTGAATCAACCCACCGCTTGCATAGGTAAATCCAGCGGCTGTATTTATGGTGACTGTGACAGTACCCGCTGCATGGGCTGTTACTGTTCCTGTTAGTCCATTGACATTCAACGTACTTCCAGCTGTTGCTACAACATTTGTAAGGGTGATAATGTCACCGTTTACAAATACATCTCCACCCGTGAAGGTGATGACTGCACTAGCAGCCGCAGAGACATTGGTAACCACAAATACCTGCAAACCTGGGTTATTGTTTGTGGCAAAGAAAGCATTCTGATAATTGGTAGACCAAAAGAATTGCGCATCAGTTCCAGACCATGAGAAAGCTAAATTGGTGGTCTTATAAAAAGAGATGTCTACAAATTGAGGTGGTGTAGCACTTGAGACAAATGCGTTAGCTTTAAGAGTATCAAAACCAATGAGCTGTTCTTCATTGATTGTTGTTAGCTCTCTTGTTCTTAATCCCATGACTGGGAGGAAATTATAAAAAGAATAGGAGGCCACTACTGGCGTAGCTCCTCCTAAGGGAGGAACGAACGTGAGTGTAATAGCTCCTGTAAAATAATTGATTGTTCCAGTGTTTCCGGCTGGAACTCCCATAAATGTTCCATTGCCTGTATCAGTAAAAGTAACGGCCCCAACAGTGATTACAACTGATCCTGGTTGAATAGGAGTATTTGCTAAGGTGCCTGCAAAGTTTGCACCATTGGCGCTTCCTACAGCCTCTGCAACAACACCGCTGACTATCTGACCTAATCTTTTAGCACCTCGGCGTCTTCTTACTCTGCCTCTAAACATGAATACATCTTCAAGAGTAGGAAATGCATCCTGAGGCAATAGATCAGGAACTATGTCATTCTCTAGACCTTTCCGCGGATTTTTGATCAGAAGACTTACGGTCATTTCTTTCCTAACTTAAAAAGGCTACAGAGATGTAATTTCCAATATCTACGTTTGGCCCTACACCTGAAGTGGTAATTACTTTTATCACAGCCTGAGTTGCTGAACTGGCAGTAACATCCCATTGAGCTAAAAATGCAGCGGCAAAGTTAATGCTTGTCAGAGCCATGTAAGTAGCATTAGGAGCAAATGCTGGGAAAGCATCAACAAAAGTAACCCTATATACACCTGCTGAAAGTCTAGTAATTGCTGAGACATTTCCATATGGAAGAGTAAAAAGTGAAACGGGAGGATTTGCTGCTGTAAAGGTGCAGTATGCTTTAATGGGCAATGCTTGATAAACAGTAGTAGTGCCATCCCTTTGAAGAACTGGATAAGTTTGAGAATTAGTAGTTACCGCATACTCAGTTAACCTACCAGCAGCTGTAGATCTCACTACCAATGGATCATCTACCAAGGTTATTTGCTTGTGATATCCCAAATTTGTGAGAGGATTAAATCCATAGTGGTCAGTTGTATAAGTGCTTTGCATTGACGTAAAGTTATTGAGCAAATCTTGCTGACTTACACTTATAAGATCTGTAGCCTGAGGAATATTACTGTTAAAAGACATACCTAAAATCCTGAAAATAAGTTCCCAAACGGATAAGCTGGGAAAGCGGTTTGTTCTGTATAAATAGTTGCTGTTCTTTCACTTGTCTGCTGAACTATGGTTCTTCTTAGTGCATAGGCTTCATATTTCTTAAGTACGCCCAAATATTTGTTCATCATTTCAAAATCAGCTGCATCTTCAAAAATCTTCATAGCTGCACCCACAGCTATCATCTGCCACCATTCAATGACTTGAGGCACTTGCACGTTGAAACCTGTATTCACATCAAAGGCTATTGGATATGCGTAAGCTTCAAAAGAGACGGTATAAGCCTGATCAGGGATTGGATAGAGAAGGATCTGGTCTTGAAAGAAAACGCAGGATTGAGGGCGTGAAGCCACATAGGGAATATACTGAATAGTTATTGATGATAAATCAGGAATACCAAGTGCAAAGCCGGCATTATTAATTGTCACAAGACCGGTGGTATAGTTGATTGTTCCCCGTACAGGATAAGTGATCAAATTATTTGTAAAGTCAGAGAGTCTATATAAATTTCCTTGGCCATCATCAACGAGAGTTTGATTGTTTCCACTTCCATCCACGCCAGATACCAAGACATTCCAATTAATTCTGCTTACTTCAGTTGAGGTAAGGGAATAAGCACCAGGAGGATTTGGTTTGAATCCTCTGAGGATTGGAGTTGCAGTACATTGAATTTGGAAAGGCCCTAGAGGATTATAAGCTCCTCCTCCGGTATATGTAGCAGATTGCTGTTGAAGGAAGTTCAATTCAGGATTTATTCTGAAGAAATTCTCTCTACTTTGGGTCATATAGGATTGATAACCAGCAATATAAACCGGAGGCATTACATCCAAATAGATATTGGTAGGCAGATCATATGCAGGAGTATTGGCATTGGTAAGAAATTGATAGTTAACGCGCAATGACTCCATACGCAACTCTTCAGGCATATCAAAGACGTAATAGGTATTTGCATATCTGACTATTTCAGCATCACTGATTTGAGATGGGGAAGGACGTGCTGTGATACGTCTAGTTTTATTGATGATGTCTGTGACATTAAAAGGTAAAGAAGCTGTCATATTCCTCCTCCAATGGGTGGCAATGCGTTTCTTTCAGCTTGATACAAGATGAAAGCGTTCTCTGCTGTGGGCGTAGTTTGAGGTACTTGTTCTGTTCCTGAGGTTGTGAAGGCATCCAATTTGCTTGTATCTACTGGAACTGAAAAAGTTGTTGGGGAAAGAACTGTTATCTGATAAACGTGGCTATTGAGAGCTTGCATCCCAAAATATGTAGGAGCAGGCAAAAAAAACCTGATGAGTAGAAGAGATAAATACCCGTGAGGATCTGAAGTAGTTACCACCGCAGGGTTTGCATTAGTGATATTTGCAATCACACGCGCCTGCGGGGTAAAAGGAATTAACGGAATTGTAGGAGCTACTATGCTGCCCATTCGCCCGCAAACTCCATTGATTGAAACCCATAACGTCTAACTCTTTTAGAGACGCCAATTAAAGGGATTGGCACTCCTAAAGCATCAGTGCTAGATGTAGGTGCATTGTTTCCATTCCATCTGAAACCATGAATTGGATAGGAGCAGGTACCAATCTGAACGTTACGTGTATTGGGATCTCCCAAAGCACTAGCGGTTATATCAATTCCATTGAGAAATCTAGCAACGTAGAGAGGCACTTCATAGAACTCTCCATCTGTCATAGTTTTCTCAAACGGCTGAATTCCGCCTTTGTCTGGGGTTGGATATTTATGAACTGATATTTTTACAGTGGAACCAGGCGTTTCAAAGCACTGGAACATTCCTTTTACAAGACGGCTTTCTTCTTTCATCAATTCCTGAAGCTTTTCTTTAGCTGCGGGACTTGCACCACTTTTGACCCTCTTTGGGTTTGGTATTTCTAAATTATTACTTGTCATATTCCTCCAAAAAAAGGGATGGGCATTTAACCCATCCCACTTAAAATTAGCTTAATGCTACTCCTGACTGAGCAATCCATTGATATGTCTTGCCTGTTGTCTGAATAGTTGTTCCAATTTTTACTCCATTGAATGATGTGTTGCGTGTTGCATCATCCAATAAGTTTCCAACTGGCAGAGCTAGGGTGTTAGTTGCAGCCATACCTACAGGCTCAACAAACGGCACTTGAGAACCAGCAGCAAAAGAAGCTGAGGTTGGCCATAACCATGTAAACGCTGAGCTATCAACGTTCACTGTGATTGTGTTTGTGAAGCTGTTTGTATCAGCGGTACCAATGGCAGTGATTGTTGCTGTGATACCTTTTCCAATTGTGTTGATTCCAGATCCAATAGGACCTGTTACAAATGGATTAGCACCTGTTCCAAAGTTTTCTGGAACGTAGATACGGATTGCTTGACCTACTGTGTAACCATGAGTTACAGAAAGGGTAAGCAAGCTGCTTCCACCTGCTACAGAAGCTACGCGTGTAATGAAGCGTCTACGTGGATAGTAGCGTGCATCAAACGGAAGTATTCTATAGTTTAGAGTAGTTGCTACACCTAAGTTGGTCTGGTTGGTTGCAAGATAAGCTAGAGTAAAGCTTGTGTTAGCTACTACAGAACCTACAGTGAAATCCATTCCAGAAAGTTGTTGATCATTTGTGACGTTGTAAAGACGTACAATGTCTCCATTTTGCAGCGCGCCAGTATTGGTAGAACCAACTACACCTGGAGCTGCTGAAGATAAAGATTGACCTGTTAGCTGAGCGCTAATAGGCTGACCAGCACTATCCAAAATAAATGTTAAACCACCTGTTGCAGTGAACATAGGTGTTGCAATGCTACTAGCTCCAGATCCTACAGAATAATAGGCGCTTCCAGCAGGCATATAGCTTGTGCCTTCTGCTGTCATAACAGAAGTAGTTGCGGCTGTTCCCATATCAGTGATGTTGAACATCTTAAAGTACTGATACCCAGAAGGGATTATGATAAATTGGGCTGTGGCAGAACCTACAAATTGGCCTGTCAGAGTTGCGTTGATTGGTGAACTCATATAGCCTCCTTATGCCAATGTACAACGTAGGTTGAAGACCCACGTATCATTTGTAATTCTAGGCACTTCAGCAAACTTGTAGCCCACACTAGCGTTGAGAGCCAAAGGCCCATCATAAATAGGGGGTCTATAAATAAATTGAGCGCTGTAACCATCTTGTTCAATCGCCGCAAATGCTTCACGTCCAGTGACAAAGATGTTGTACACGTTAGCACCAAGTAGAGATGCATTAGGTGTAATGCTACCAATAGAAGAGAGTAGGAATCTGACGTTAGACGCAGTACCCCACTCAGCATCAAGAGTAGATTGCTGATTTGGATAGTTCCATTTCTGGATGAATCCGTTGATGTTATCTAGTTGACCAATAAGATCTGTGTGACCTAAGCCAAAATAAGCATCACGTACTGGAGCTGTACCAAAACGGTTTTCTCCTTCAATACCTGTTAAGAAGCTGTACGCGTTATTACCGCGTAGAGTTCTCACAACAGTATCTACGTCAGGACGTGTGATTTCAGTTGGAAGGTCACCGTTGGTACCATTAGTGCAGTTAATAAAAGCACTTGTGGAGGTCAACATATCTCTCATCAACTGATCTTCAGTTTGACGGAGGCTAACACCTAATCTTTGTGATGCTTCATTAAGCACAGGGTCTTGGTTCTGGAGAGTAACCTGCTCATTGAGTAGGATATACGTTCCATAAAAGTCCATCTGCGCGTCAATGTTGACAGCAGTAAGCGTTTGAGGTGGTGGAGTTATTCCGCTATTCCCAAGGGGAACAGGGGCTGTAGCCAAGGGGTTGTATCTACGCATACGGAGCGTAGTACCACCATTTCTTGGCATTGCTTTAAGATCCGCAGGGATCTTATGAATCATGTATGGCACAGGCACAGAGAGCAACTTGAAGCTAAAGCTTTGTTGCACTGGGGCTGGCAATACACTTGTTGTAGTGATTGACATTGGCAACACCTAATTTGGTGGCCAAAACTCACTTGTGTTTATGCGCGTTTCATGCAATCCTGCATTTCTTTCCAGAGCTGGGATTTCAACTCTGTAGTCAATCCATTCTCAAAGAGGTGTGCATTACCAATTGCAGATGATTTTGTTACTGCATTAACAGAGAGAGGTTTTTGAGCATTTTTAAGTGCTTTGTCTCTTTCTGGTGTGGAATTGTTCGTACCAATCCCTAACCTTTTCAGTAACTTATAAGCTGCAATGCTTTGAGCCTTTGGATCATCCTTCAGATACGCTATAGACATTGCGAGTTCTGGCTCTGTTTCCTTTAATACATTTATATTGTCAGGAGAGACTACGTCATTGAAATCAGGGTACTTTTGAAGCAAACGCTCTTCTAACGTTGAAGCCTCATATTGTTTAAGTGCTTCTTTCACAATCTCTGAAGCTTCTTGTCTGACTACTTTTCTGCCATCTCTAGCAGTTAAGAGGTCATCATCACTAAGCTGCGGTTCTTGTGTTTGAGGTTGCAAAACGGATTGCAACTGCGTTTTAAGATCCTGAATTTCCTTGTCTCTCTCAGCAAGCCCTCTTCTTGCTTCTGCCCAGTTGTACTCAAGATTGTTTCTCTTTCTATGCTGTGCAGCATCAACCTGAGGTTCCTGCTGTCCCGCTTCAGTGGCTTGAGCGTCAGCCATTGAGGATTGCTCCTCTACGCTCTCTGTTTCTTCTGCGTTCATTCTTTTCCTTTTGAAGTGGCGAGCTTCTTATACGCCTTAAGTCTCAGATTTGACGCAATTAACGCATGCTAACGTTGTCAAGTTTAATTTTTAAAGATACAAAAGACTTTCCTTTAAGTCAAAAAGATATTTGAATAGATCATGATTAAGAGAAATGCTAAACCTGAGGAACGTATGAAAACTGTTAGTTGGAACATTAAAATGGATGATGTGACAGAAAGATTTGTCAAACCTGAGAAGGAAGAAACGCATGATGAATGGTGCGCTAGAAGATGTAAAATAATGCTTAGGGACTTCTACTTAGATACTCAAAAGTTAAATTTAGAAACCTATAAAGATTTGACTGACTTCATAGAGAAATGGGTTAAAATACATTTCCAGTATTGAATCTATGAGGTAAAATCTGGATGCATGCTGAAAAAAAATGGGCTGGGACTTCCTGGCCGGCGCGGAATCCCTGGAGAATTGAAGGCGTACGTTATGCGTACGTTATAAGTAGAAACTCTGGGGATGCGCTTTTGTCTATGTGCCAATGGCGGCTCATTAGTCTCATTAAGAACTGTTCAAGATGTCTTTTCATATCTCCTGATTAGAGATGGTTAAGGGAGAGAATCCTCTCTCTCTTTTTTTTACAAAAATGTATTATATATTCAATCCAGTTTATCTGGAGGTGGAAGGATTTGCCTTTGAGACTGATCCACTTTGTGGAAACAGATGCGGAGGCGTAAGAGATATGCAGACGTGCACACTCCATTGGAAGTGATTTATACTCTTGCGCCTTACGTTTAGCTTATCTACCACGTGTAGAAAAAGTATGGTGAGCGTTTAAAACGCGCATCACTCTTAAAAGGCTTTGCGGTGAGCCAGCCTGGTCAAATCACCGCTTTTTTTGTCTAGGTGCTATGAGTTACACTTCTAAAAAACTTGCAGATTAAGACGTTTGACGTAAATTAAGGCTTTGTGAAGAATGCTTGGTAATGGCTGCTGTTAGACCTCCATACACAATTGACAATCTCCCAAATGGGTTTAGATATGATGCTACTCAGAATAGCATCTATACCCCTGCGCACCGCGAATTTTGCCCACTTAATCCTGATAACAGCGTAAATTGCCCTCCTTTAACCTATGAAAGCGTGGATGATTTTGTTGGAATGCATCTTTTCATACAGAATCATAGAGAAAAAGTAAAACAGCGTGAAGTTAAAGAGAGAGACAGGACGTCAGAGTTTTTTAGATCTAGGTTTATAACAATTAGCTGTTTAGATTGCACAATTGATAGAGAAAAATTGGTAGCATTATCATGTTGCTTATTAGTATTATTTTGTGCGGCAGTAGGATTGTCAATTACATTTTATAAATGGTACAATGGAGTATTAATATGACATCAGCAACACGAAGTTCAGTGGGTACATATGCTATCCCGCAAGATGAATTCAAAGAACTTGTAGCGTATACACGCACAGATACATTTGCAGCAAGAAGAGACCGCACTGCTGAGTTTTTTAGAGCAGATAAGACACAAGAAGTGACTTTAAGATTGCTAAAAGACGGAGGAAAACTCACTGCCGGTCTTACCATTGGAGGAGCGCTCTTGGGTGCGCCTGCTGGCCCTAAAGGTATGCTTATTGGAGGAGCAGTGGGCTTAGGTGCAGGTTTAGTTGCTACTGCCATTGTTGGTGGAGTAGTTCTTCATAGAGATTATGAAGACTGGAAAAGTTCTATTGAAGGTAAAACTGTAATAGATAAATTTGTTCAAGTACGTGACAATCTTCCAGCTTTTCAAGGTCTCACATGTTCTATAAGCAAGGACATTATCAAAGATCCCGTTCAAACAATGTGTGGACATACTTTTGAGCGTGTATACATTGAAGAATATTATGATAGAAACGCACGTACGGAAGGCGGCCCTAAATGTCCTGACTGCCGTAGAGTATTCAATAAGACTCAACTTACTACTGATATAACATATGTGGGTAAGGTTAAAAAAACTTACGCAAATGTTCTTAAAAATGAGATGAAAAACCCTGAATTTTCACCCGCAATTATCAGAGGTTTTGAATCAATATATAAAGGATTGGATTTTCAGGCAGCTGAAGTTTTGAAGCAGGTAAGCACAGATCTGACTATCCAATTGAATAACGGGGATCTTACACCTCAAGCATACTCACGGAAAATGAGAGAAGTTACAGAGATCTTTTCTGAAGAGATTGAAGATCCTGTTTTATCAGATGATCCATTAGTCGCTAAATAAGGCATCCATTTTGAAAATCCCTGATCCATTTGACTAGATCAGAATGGTAAAGACTAGGATTTTTCATAATAGTTTGTTGTTCTTGTCCAGGGGGGAGAGACCAAAGTAATTTGGTGTCTCCTCCAGGTGACACTTCCCAAATATCATGATCAAAATTGGGATAATCTCTAAACAATACGTCTGGCATAGGCTTAGTCTGACGCGCTATGAACCATTGTCTTATCACATTTACAAAGAATGTCTCTTTTTTTCTGAGACATACAATGTAATATTTGCCGTCATACTTACGGCTATTTTTTTGTGCGCAATCTTCCAGCTCAGCTATATAAGCAGGAGTCATTGCATCAATTGTCTCTTGAACCTCTTGCATTTCATTGGCTTCAATACCTTTATGCAACAGTTCATATGCTACTTTACCAGTGAATTTCTGGCCTTTTTCAAAACTCAACATGCTTATTTCTTTTTCTTAGCAGTTTTACTTTTGCCTTTTTCAGCCTCTTTATGATGCTCTTTCAGTTTAGGATACTTGGCATACACCTTGGCTCTTATTGATGCAGGATTGCCAGCGTAATGCGCCCTAGCAAGGGCATTCCTAGCATGAGCTATATCTGCAATTGGAAAAGTTCCATCTGGACCAGCAAAGTTTTCAGGAGAGACGTTTTTGTATTTGCCTACGTTGCTCATTCCTGGCTTTTTACGTAGTTTGGCTACTTCTTCTTTGGGAAGAGATTTGCCTTTAGCAATTACAGTTCTGTCTTTCATTTTTTCTTCTTTTTCTTAGCAGCCTTGGACTCATGTCTACGCGCCTTCATGCTTTGTTCTTTTGTGGATTCTTTGCCATCTTTCATTCCAAGATGTTCATCCAAACGTGCAATTTTTGACTGTTTTTTCATTGCTTCCTAATGTTGTAAATAGGGTTGAGTTAATGGTTTCATTTTTTGTGATGTGGCAGTAGGAACCTTGATGCCTTTTCCTTTCATCACTTTTACAGCAATATTTTTTGCCTTTCCACCTGGCCTAATCATTACCATCTTAGGATTTCCTGTTCTCAGATACTTTTGAGACCCATTGCACATCAGCGGTAAAGCTGTTGGTAATTCCATCTCTATGTTCATGTTCACGGGAAAATGTGGTAATCATGGCATTTTCAGGCATGTTAGCAAATGAGCCTTGACCCATTGGCACATCTGGGCTACGCGTCTGGTAGAACTCATAGTTCGCTTCCTGATTTGCTCTGAGCTTTGGCTTCATATTTACCTATTAGTGTTGATTAGAAAGAAATCTGCTTTCTTGCACTTCTGCATGGTGGTTGGTGCGATCAATATGGCTTATTGTATCATCCAAAACATGACCTCTTTGTGCAGGTGATTTTGGATACAAAGACATATGCACGCCTTGAGGCATATTTGCAAATTCTCCGTGTCCCATTGGTGCACCTTCTCTCTCAGAAACCCCATGACCTACAGCCATATCGCCGCCATGAGAACGTTTGTGAGATTCATGAGAATGATGCATAGCTTTCATATGAGCTTTTTTCATAACAAGGTCTCCTTTAATCTTAACCTTTAAAATATTCACTTTACACTATTGAGAAAATTTTTTAACTACTTTTTTTTGTTATACATTTTCTCAGTCAATTCCTTTCATTTAAGCAGCTTCCAAAGGTCTATCTTGCTCAACCTTTTGCTCAGATTGCATGCTTTCTCTCTCTTGACCTTCTTGAATAGTACGGATAATCTGTATTGCCTTTTCAATTTGGTTTAGGTCAATGTCTGTTAGCTCTTTAACTGCCTTAATGCGGTCCAATGTACCCATATCGCGGTCTTTTTGGGCCTCTGCAATTCTTTCAACTGCCAGTGCTCTGTTCTCTTCAATACGCGATATCCTTTCAACGCCAAGTCCTTGGTTAGCCATTGCTCTAGATTTGAGGTCTTCAATTTGGGCCTGCAACACCTGCATTTGTACTTGTTGTTGCTGCTCTGCCAATTGTTGTTGCTGTTGCTGTTGTTGTTGCATGGCTTCAATGAGCTCATTTTTCTCCTGCAATGTAGAGGATTTGATTAACATTTCTGGCGGAATTTCAATTCCAATTTCACGCATTTGGAGCAGTTGTGCAAACTGCATTTGTCTTTGAGTTGATGTATTTAAGCCCTCTTCCACTACGGCATCATATTTACCAAATGCACGGTTATAAAACTCTTGTGAGGGCTCTTGACCAAGAATTCTACGCACCTTTCCTGGCGTCCAATTCTGCTGCATTAATGACATTTCAACATTGCCTAGTAGCTTCAAAGATTGGTCTAAATTATCAAATAGCACCTGCAATGTGGTAAGACCTGCACCTTGACGTAACATGCCCAAAATAGCTGCTTTATCATCTGTGGCGCTTCCCAACAATTCCTCATTCACACCAGATATTTGGCTTATTTCCTCACCTAATAGCTGTGAGAGTTGCATCATTGAAGGCTGAATGCCTGGCGGCTGAATGGGCACAACATCTGCAATATTGGCTTCTGCCTTGATAGCTAGACCTCTTCCTTGACCTTGAAGAAATACATCTTTTGGATTAACTAACGCATTCTCTTTATATATAAAACCTGAATTAATTTGAGATTCTAGTATATCTAATTCAATTATTTTGCGCCTGTTGTATAAATATTGAGCATCCCGGATACCGCGCACAACTCCTTGTACTCTCCAAGGGAAATAAGGAATCTGAGGTTCATAATAAGCCCATACTGGTACAAATGGATAACGGTCAATTCCAAGAGGATTGGGACCGTGATACATCACCTTCCCTTGAACAACAATTGCTAATTTTACTGTGGGGATTTCTTGGTCAAGTACCACAATGTTAGGAAACAAACGCTTAAAGTAATTAAGGTCATCATCTTGTCCTCTCCATTCATAAACCTCACCTGTTTCTGGATCACAAAGCATTTTCTGCTTACGCGTATCCATGTACCAAAATTCATCATAAATTAGCAGATCTTGCATTCCGTAATTATATGATTCTGGCATAAATTGGAATTTACCATCTCTATTTCCCCATCCTCGCATGTCTTTAATTTCAGATCCTCTGTCTGGTAAAAGAGCTTGAACTTGAGTACGGCTTAGATATTTTCTAGTCCATATTGAATTGCAATCTGTTAAGTCCATGCGCTTGAAATAGGGATCAATTAAATAGCCATTATAGGAAACGTTATCTACCTGAATTTCGCCATTTACAGGATCTCTTCTGAAATCCATCCACACAGACAGCATATTCATGCCTGTGGTTAATGCACCTTCAAATGCCTCAGAAATTGTCTCTAAAACTTGACCGCGTGTATTTGCATGGATTAAAAGCTTGCTGAATTGATCAGATGTTTCCTGATGACTTGCCTCTACAGGTACTGCTACAATTGATTTCCTATGCTGCCGCTGGTAGCCAGAAATCATGTTAATTACGCGCCTAATGCGGTTAAAATTAAATTGTCTGCGCCTAAATGCTGGTAAATTCCCGTAAATATCATTCCAAAGTGTTTGATCACCAGCCTTGAATCGGTTGTCTATGTCTGCCTCACTCCAAAAAGATTGATTGATAGTGATGTATTTGGCATAAGTGTAGTCCATCAGTTTTAGGATATTATGGTCATTATCAACATAGTAAGTGTCAGAAAGTTGAGGAAATAATGTCATGAAGAAGCCTGATTTTCTAATATTTCCTTTACAATAAAGCTTTTAACTTTAAATTTCAAAAAAGGATTTGTCATGGCCTATTCTGTTGAGGACAAGGAAAAAGAACTCAAAGCAAAAATCAAATTAATCCACAAAAATGAAGAGCAAATGCTTGATGGTCTGATGACAGCTTTGGGGATGAGCGCCACGCTTACGCAATTTATTGCTGAGATATTTTATGACCAGAATATAGAGCTTCCAGCTATGGTCAAATATGCTATGGCTATCACAAGCGGAAATATGTGTGCATTGATGTCAGCTCATCCAGAAAATGAGATTGAAAGAATGAAATTCCCCTCCTATAAGATGTGTGAAAATGAGCAGATGGAAGAATATACGCGCAGGAAATTCAAAGAAGTGATAAAGATTCTGTATGAAAACCATAAAGAGGAACATGCAGATGAATTTGACTGAGGAAGAAATAGAACAGATCACTCTAATTGAAAGCGCCCAATCAATCCTTTTCCCGCATATCAGAAAATGTGTGGCTGAATATGGGCCATATATCACCCAATATGCATTGGATTTTTTCATATGTCAATTAAATAGAGCATTAAAGGAAAAGGAAGAAGAATGGAAATCACATGGCAAACCTGCATAGTTCTTGTGGTTCTAATTGGCGCCGTGGCGTTCATAAATAGGTAAGCATGGAATGGATTAATGTTGAAGTTGATACACCTAATGTAGGGAACTTTTATGGCAAAAAGATATTAGTTCTTGTGAATGGTCAACCTTATCTATGTACTGTGATAGGGCAAGGATGCATTTATCTTTCTGATGACCATTTTATCTATACGCAAAAGGATGGATGGTGTGGAGATCCTAGATTTGCAAAGCTAAC